CTACTCTAACTTCAAATGGTGCAGGAACTTTAACCATTACTACAGGTGGAGCGACTGATTTAGAACTTAATACCAATAGTGGATCAAGTTCAAGCAAGATTGTCATTACCGATGCCGCAGGGGGAGACGTCACCGTCACTCCTGATACGACTGGATCTTTCATTATTGCCGGGAATTCTACGCAAGGCGGAACACTTAAACTTTATGAAGACTCAGATACAGGAACTAATTATGCAGGCTTTAGAGCAGGCAATTTAACTGAGGATACACTTTATACTTTACCTTTAGCAGATGCCGGAACATCAGGAGATGCTTTAACATCCAATGCTTCAGGAGTCTTATCTTGGACAACGATGTCCGGAGGCACATCATGGCAAGCTATTGATACAACAGGTTTTACTGCGGTTGCAGGTGAAGGATATTTTTGTGATACGACTTCAGCTGCTTTTACAGCAACTTTACCAGCTTCTCCTAGTTTAGGAGATGAAGTTACATTGGTAGATTATGCAGGCACATTTGATACAAATAATCTAACTGTTGGAAGAAATTCAGAACCGATTCAAGGATCAGCAGCTGATTTAACGGTTGCCGTTGAACGAGCAGCCTTTACTTTAGTTTATGTAGATGGAACACAAGGCTGGCTATTAAAGGATAAATAATCCATGGCTACTTATAAAGGTATACAGGGCTATACAGTTCAAGCATTATCAGCGGATCCCGTCCCTTTAATAGGAGGACAACTTTGGTACAGGACTGACGCAGGAAAATTTAAACTAGGTGTAATAGGTGCTGAAGCTTGGGCTTCCGCACCATCAACTCCAACTGCCTTGATGAATGGAGGATGTGCAGGAACTGCTACGGCAGCTTTAACTTTTGGAGGAAGGGATCCATCACCTGTTGCGGTAACTTTTGAATTTGATGGATCTGCTTGGACATCAGGAGGAGCATATCCACTATCGCTCAATCGCCCAGGTGGATGGGGAACTCAGACTGCAGCTCTAGGAGCTGGGGGATCACCTCCTTACACCGATACTTCTAATACATATAATGGATCCAGTTGGACAGCAGGACCTACTATCAATGCCGCTAGAAGTGCTTTTCAGTCATTTGGAACTCAAACAGCGGCGGTGATGGCTGGTGGCACTACAGGAACCAGAGTATCTACAGTTGAAGAATTTAATGGAACCTCTTGGACCACAGGTACCAGCATGCCTGCTGTGAAAGCTGATGGGGGTGGAGGAGGAAGTTCAACTGCTGGTTTATCTTTTTTAGGAACAATTGCTCCAGGAGCCGGCGGAAGGACTACAGCTTCTTATGCTTATAATGGTAGCAGTTGGACCGCTACTAATTCTTGCAATACGGCTCGTTCGGGCTGTGGTGGAGGTGGAACCGCACCAACGACTACAATGACATATGGAGGAGAACCACCGGGGTATTTTGCTGGTACAGAACAGTTTAATGGAACAAGTTGGACAGAAGTTGCTGATCTAGCAACGGGTAGACAAGGTGTTTTTGTTCCTTTATCTCAAGCAACACAAGAAGCTCAATTATGTATAATGGGAGATACAGGAACAGCACTTACCACTGTAGAAGAATGGAGTGGATCACCAGTCACAGCAAAAAACGTGACAGTAAGTTAAAAATGAATTATAAGAAAATAAAAGGAGGAAACTATGGCATACACATATTGTACAGCGACTAATTTCGGAAAGAATTTCTTTACGCATGACGATCGTAATGATTTCTATCTGTCTGGCCATCCTGGCAATGTTTGGGTGGTAGGCAATAACAATGCAGGTATATCCTGGATCAACAGAGTAGAGGGTACAGCTAAACTTAAAGTTGATGCACAAGCTATTGTTGACGGGAAAGTTGAAGAAGCTCAAATAGCTTATGATGCTTTATCACCAGAAGAAAAGTCGTCACACACAGGCTCACGACCAGAAAAATATACACTACCATAGGAATTAACAATGGCAAATAAATATTGTACAGCGACTTATACCGGGAAGGGATTCTATACGCATAAAGACCGTGAAGATTTCTATCTGTCTGGACATGGTGCTGTATGGGTTGTAGGGGATAATATTGAAGGACAAAACCGTGGGCCCTCTTATAATAAAGCAATGGCTTGGATCAACAGAGTGAATGGCACTTACATAACAAAAGCCGAAGCCCAGGTTATTGTTGATGCAGAAATGGAAGTAGGGCAAGCTCACTGGGATAATTTACCAGCAGATAGTCTAGAAAAAGAATTTAATCGACCCGAAAAATATACACTACCATAGGAATAAATAATGGCTGACTACAAAGGCATAAAAGGTTTCAAGGTTCAAAGCTTAGCTTCTGATCCTTCCGCGCCTATAGGACAAGTTTGGTATAATACGACTACGAATGTCTTAAAATATCAAGCCTTAGGAGCTGGAACATGGTCTTCAGGTGGAAATTGTAATACAGGAAGGGCTCAGCTCGCAGGCGCAGGAATCTTGACAGCGGGTATGATGTTTTGTGGAATTCCTTTTCCAACTCCAGGTGTTACTGGAAAATTACAAGAAGAATATAATGGTTCAGCATGGACAGAAGTAGCTGGGGAAGTTAATACAGCATCTTCTTATTTTCCCGGATGGGGAACTACTACAGCAGCAATGAAGGCTGGAGGTAATGGTTATCCTCCTGGTTATTTAAATGAAACAGAAACCTGGAATGGTACATCATGGACAGAAGAAGCAGATTTAAATGTGGAACGATATGGTCTTGCAGGAGGCGGAACAACAACGGCAGCTCTGGTTGCTGGAGGACGAATACCCCCAAGTGGATCTAATACAGACGTAGCAGAAGAGTATAATGGAACTTCTTGGACAGCGGTAGGAGTTATCAATACAGCAAGACGTTATGCTAGAGCTGCTTCAAGTCTGACTACAACTGCAGGTTTAATATTTGGAGGTTTAGGACCTGCTCCAAAAGAAGTACTTTGTGAATCTTTTAATGGTACATCATGGACAGAAGAAGCAGATTTAGGCTCAGCAAGATATCAAATGGGTGGATCTGGAACTTCAACCAATGCTTTATGTTTTGGAGGAGCTACACCAGGTGTTACTCTCGTAGAAGCATTTAATGGAACTGCATGGACTGAAGTCGCAGATTTAGGATCACCCAGATATGCTGCAGGCTTTGGAGGAAATTCAGGAGCCTCTGACGCTTTCATATCAGCGGGTAATACTCATCCTCCGGCCGGTCAACTTTATACCGACGAATGGACGAAAGCTGCAACAGTTAAAACGGTGACGGTGGTATAATGGCAGATTATATAGGAATTAAAGGTATAAACATACCAAGTCTTGCAAGTGATCCATCCAATCCTGTCTCAGGACAACTTTGGTATAATACGGCAAGTGCAACTTTAAAAGGATATGGAACACAAGGAACAGGAGCATGGGCTTCAGGTGGAACTATGGTTTCTAATCCAATTAATTTGGCAGGAGCAGGGCATAACCAATCAGCTGCTTTAGCATTTGGTGGGGTGGCTTCTGGAACTTCATCGCCGATGTTGAATACTGTCACATCTTATAATGGTACAAGCTGGACTAGTGTTCCTGCATCACTGAACACAGCTCGTAAAGATTTATCTGGAACTGGAACACAAACTGCAGCGATGGCGGCTGCTGGTAGTGCTCCTGCAAAAACAGGTGCAACAGAATTATATAATGGCACATCATGGACAACAGTTAACGCCTTAAATACCGCACGATATACTCCTGGACTATTAGGATCAACAACGGCAGCTCTAGCTGGAGGAGGGCAAGCAGGTCCTGGAGTTACAGCAGTAACAGAAGATTGGAATGGAACTTCATGGACAGAAGTGGCTGATATTAATACAGCAAGGAGACATCTAGGAGCTTCTACTATGGGAAGTCCGGCTGCAGGTTTAATATTTGCAGGGATAGCACCCCCTATGCCAGCATCAGGAACTGCAGCAACAGAATCTTGGGATGGAGCAAGTTGGACCGAAGTGGCGGATTTAGGTTTTGCTAGATATCAACCCGGTAATGGAGGAACACAAAATAATGCAATGTGTAATAATGGTTATAATACTCCAGCTAATCTTGCAGCGACTGAAGTTTTTGATGGTAGTACATGGACTGAACTAGCTAATCCAGCAGAATTACGAAGTGGCCAGGCATCAGGAGGATCAATAACTAATGCTTTTATCGCAGGGGGACAGACGAATGCGCCAACAGGAACCACTTCAGAAGAATGGACAGTACCCGATGCAACTAAAACCATTACGGCTTCATAATGCTTGAATTTTAGTTTAAAAGTAATATATTAAGGAAAGAATGAATAAAGAAAAAAGAAATATTAAACCGCATGCTGATAAGGAAGTCAAACACCTTATGGTTTTACTTGATAAATCTCAGGCATCTGCATTTAAAAAGATGGTTCCTGAACTTCAGGACACCTGGGTTAAGAAACAAATGTTTAGAACGGAAACTGAAATGCGTTTTTCGGTTTTATCGGATAATAAATATGGAACAAATGCTGCTAAATACTGGCAATCGGTCAGAGAACAAAATACTCATTTTGAAAACTTGATGCATCTATCTTTTGATTACAGAAAGAATGATGTTGAGATTAAAAAGATTCACAGAGAAATTAAAAAAGAAAAAGATCCCTTAGAAAAAGAACTCAAACAAATTGAACTTGAAAGAAAGCTTTATGGTCGAGCCGGCATGGAGCTTCAAGCCAAAGCTAGAATGAGAGAAATTTCAACTTGGTCTAAACTTAAAAAAGAATATCATGATGGAAAGTTTGATGATCAAGATGTTAATACCCATCAAGCTGAATCCTATATGCATCAATTGGAGCAGAAGAAATTAACTTTGACACAGGGTTCTTCACAGCCAGAAGTATTTAATGTATTGGGTCAACTTGAAACATTAAAACGTGTGAGAAAATCAGGAGAATTGCTCAGTGAAAAAGAAAGAAAACTCCTTTCCAAGAAAAAATAAAAAAATATTTTTTTTAGCAGGTCTTCCTAGATCAGGAAATACTTTACTTACCTCGATTCTTAATCAGAATCCTGATATTGCATGTACTCCTAACAGTATTACTTTAGAAATTTATAAAAAACTTTTTCTTCTTAAAACAACGGATGTTTTTATAAACTATCCTCATCATCAGTCTTTAGATAACGTGCTGGATGCTGTTTATTCCACTTATTATAAAGACTGGAACTTTAAGTATATTATTGATCGTGGTGCTGCAGGAACCACGGGAAATTTGATGCTTCTTAAAAAACATTTTAAACAAGAAATCAAAATTATATTTCTTGTTAGACCTCTGCTAGAGGTTTTAGCTTCCTGGATATCTTGGTCTTTAAAAACTCCTGATAGTTTTATTCGAAAAGCTACTACCAATCCTACAGAAGCTTGTCATTATTTAATGAAAAACGACGGTCAAATTATGAAAGAAATGAGATGCATGCACAATTTATTAAAACCAGAGAACAAACACCATGTTCATTTCGTTGACTATAAAGAGATCGTTGAAAAACCTGCAGCTACGATGAAAGAGATTTATAAATTTTTTAATATTCCTTTTTTTAAACATCGTTTTATCAATCTAGAACAAGTGAAAATTAATGGATTAGGATACGATGATACTATTATGGGAAAAGATATGCATACGATTAAGACTAAAAAATTGATTAAAAGTGAAACCAATGTTAATATTCTTCCTCCCGAAATTATAAAGCAATATGGAAAAATTAAATTTATATGAACTTTGAGTTTGCATTCCTTGGACAATCGATCTTAAAATATACAGTTCCTTTAGAAGTTTTTGTAGGATTAAATGAACTTTATGAAACAAAAAAGAAACATTTACCGAATGCCACCAAGCAACTTGCAGGAAAAATTCCTGACGAAGTCTCTATGTTTTATGATGGCAAAAATACTGATAAAATGCACCGGCATAGTTTTCTTACCCAGGACATTCTTAATTGGTTCTATTCTGTTTTTAAACATTATTTAGAGTGGAATCAGACGAAAGAGTATACCATGGGTATTAATTCAATCTGGGTTAATGAAATGAAAGCAGGAGATTATAATCCTGTGCATATTCATCAAGGTAAAATTTTTACAGGACTTTCTTCAGTGATGATTCTTAAACTTCCCAAAGACTATGGACCTGAGCTTACCCATCCTGAGCAACCCATGAATGGACAACTTCAAATTTTAGGAAATATTGCAGGTCAATTTGCTCATACTGATTATTCTCCTGAAGTAAAAATAGGGGACTTTTATATTTTTCCTTATGATATGAGACATGTGGTTTATCCTTTCACCAATAAAAAAGCAAAAAGAAGAACGTTGGTATGTAATATGGATGTTTCTTATAACCCTGTACACTCAAGGACGGTTCAATGATCTTTGAACCTAAATGGAAATCCCTTTTGGCTAATACGGTGCAGCCTATTTTTTCTCCTTCTCGATGCCAAGACATTATTAATATAGGTCAGCAGCAAAAAGCTGAAGAGGCTAAGGTAGGACATTCAGATGTCAAAGAAGGAAAGTATGATATTAAAAAAAGAATTACCACGATCAGTTGGATTCCTTTTAAAGCGCTACCAGAAATGTACAAAATTATTGAAAGGACGATGAAACAAGTTAATGGCAATCATTTTGGTTATGACGGTATGCAGATTACTGAGCCAGCACAATTTACTGAATACCCTAAAGGAGGGTTTTATGATTGGCATACGGATGCCGAGGCGAATTGTCAGTATGAACCTCCCGTTAGAAAAATATCTATGACCATTCTGCTTTCAGATCCTTCAGAATTTGAAGGAGGTGATCTAGAATTTATGACCGAAGGCAATAAGCCCCCTCAACTTATGCAGGGACAAGCGATTTTTTTCTGTAGTCTTATTCGTCATCGCGTGGCTAAAGTAAAGAAAGGAAGGAGACGATCTCTGGTAATGTGGTTCGGAGGACCTCCGTTTAAATGAACCGAGAAATTTTATTCCCAACTCCTGTCTATTTTAAAATGGTTAAGGATCATCAAAAGTTAAATAAATATTTATTTCCTCTTATTAAAGCCTGGAGTAAAAAAGAAAAAAGTGAAACAAAAACCAATGCGGGTGGGGGTTGGCATAGTTCAACGAAGATGAATAAGAAGAAGGAATATGATACTTTGACCAATGAACTGTTTCAGATGCAATACGACATTTTTAAAGATTATGGTATGATAGATAAACCAGGGTTAGGGAATATGTGGGCCAATATTAATTATCCTGGTGCTTATAATAAGCAGCACATACATCCTAACTCTCAATGGTCAGGTGTTTATTATGTGAAAGTTCCCAAGAAATCAGGACGTCTATTTGTTGAAGATCCAAGGGCAGGCCCTAATATTATGTTGCCTCGAAGAGTTGAGGGAATACCTAAAGCTTTATGGCGTGTGGTGATTTATCCTGCGATCGAAGGACAAATGATTATGTTTCCGGGATGGTTGCCGCATGGTGTTGAAATGAATGAATCTAAAGAAAAAGGAGAAAAGGGTTGGCGTGTATCCGTTTCCTTTAATTTTATTCAGGTGGATAAATGATTCAAACTATTTATAAAGAACTTCCTTTTGAAAAGATTGCTTATTTAGAGCGTCCTGAATTTATCAACGGACAGGAACAATCCTTTCATGATGCCTTAAAGGCTTCCATGGCCCAGTATGGGTTTAAGGATCCTGTTTATTGCTGGTATAATAGTAAGAGTTATGGAAATAAAATAAAAATTATTGTAGGTAATAATCGAATGGTAGTGGCTAAAGAATTAAATATTAAAACAGTTCCGGCTGTTATTACCAATTTTAAAGCGGAAGAGTTTCCTCTGGAAGGAAAGATTTTAAATACTGACGAAGAAGTTAGAGCTTTATTCTATTTACCCGAGCAGCTTCAAGTCAGACGAGACAAGAATGGGGATATTGATCAGGTGATGCCTCCTCATTTTCCAACGGTACAGCAGCATTATGTTTAAAACAAAAAAATACCAAGTGATTCGCCAAGCTCTTTCCATGCAAATTGCTAATTTCATTTTTAATTATATGATGTTGCAGCGAGATGCTGTGGATTTTATGGTAAAAAATAATAGAGTGAATCCAGCTAATCCTTTTATTGGAATTCGTACAGAGAAACAAGTTGAAGGTTGTTATACTAAATATGCAGACTGGGTAATGGAAACTTTACTCATGTATATGATTCCTATCATGAAAGCGAAAACAGGAATGGATTTAGTTCCAACGTATTCGTATACGCGCCTCTATGAAAAAGGAAATATATTAAGACGACATAAGGATCGACCAAGTTGTGAAATCTCTACCACGGTGCATTTAGGAGGAGACGAATGGCCTATTTTTCTAGACCCGACAGGGGCTGACTTTGTCATTGATGAATTTAAAAACATCCATAAACCTGGAGCTCCAAAGGGAGTACGTGTTGATTTAAAAGTAGGAGACATGCTGATTTATTCTGGCTGTGAACTTGAACATTGGCGAGAACCTTTTGAAGGAAATATCTGTTCTCAAGTCTTTTTGCATTATAATCATGCAAACGGTCCTTTTGCTAAAACAAATCTCTTTGATAAACGCCCACTGCTCGGTATTCCTAAGTAGTTGATCTCCTCAAAAATATAGTATATCTGTAATTAAACGGATTTTTCTATGTTACAAAAGATAGGTTTTCTACCAGGATTCAATAAGCAAGTCACACCAACCACGGCCGAAGGTCAGTGGATTGCAGGTGATAATGTAAGGTTTAGATACTCTACCCCTGAAAAAATAGGGGGTTGGGCTGAGCTTGGAGAAAGTTATTTAACGGGTGCTACACGAGCCCTTCATCATTTCGTCGACAACACGGGTATTAAATACGCAGCCCTTGGAACCAATCGAATTCTTTATGTTTATTCAGGAGGTATTTTTTATGATATTCATCCTATTAAAACAACAACCACTTTAACTAACGCCTTTACCACAACCAATGCATCAGCTACCGTTACCATTACCTTTGGTTCTGATCATGGAATGAGTGCAGGGGATATTGTTTATCTCGATAGTTTTAGTACCATTACAAATTCAGATTATGTAGCCGCTGATTTTGATGACATTAAATTTATGGTCACATCGGTTCCTACTTCAACCACGATTACCATTACCATGTCTTCAGTGGAAACAGGATCCGGAGCCACAACGTCTGGAGGTATTCGCGTTCAATATTATTATCCGGTAGGACCGGCTCAACAACTAGGAGCTTATGGTTGGGGTATTGGTCAATGGAGTGGTACGGTTTCAGGAGAAGTCTCTACGACTTTGGATGGAGCCATTACCGATGCCGCAGCAACCAGTGGTATTACTTTAACTGATTCAAGTGAGTTTCCTGATTCAGGAACCTCTTATATTCAAATTGGTTCAGAAGAAATTTCTTATACAGGTATTAGTAGTAATGTATTAAGCGGTGTCACACGGGGTGTTCGAAACACAACAGCCGCGACGCACGCTGATGGCGCAACGGTTACCAATACTACCGACTATGTGGGGTGGGGTGAAGCCGCTTCAGGAGATAAAGTTTTTGATCCTGGCATGTGGAGTCTGGATAACTATGGAGCTACTCTTATCGCTTTAATTTTTAATGGACCTTGTTTTCAATGGGATTCAACAGCAACATCAGCAACTTCAACACGAGCCACTATTATAGCTAATGCACCCACGGCATCAAGAGACATGTTAGTTTCTACACCTGATCGACACTTAGTATTCTTCGGAACTGAAACCACGATTGGTGACACTACGACTCAAGATGATATGTTTATACGATTTTCTTCTCAAGAAGATATTACCGATTATACACCGACAGCAATTAACACCGCCGGTACACAAAGACTGGCCGATGGTTCAAAAATCATGGGAAGTTTAAGAGGTCGTGATGCACTTTATATCTGGACCGACACAGCCATGTTTACCATGCGTTTTGTAGGTGCACCCTTCACCTTTGCTTATGAACAAGTTGGAACCAACTGTGGACTCATTGGTAAGAATGCACGAGTTGAAGTGGATGGAGCAGCTTATTGGATGTCGGACAATGGTTTCTTTAGGTATACCGGTCAACTTGAATCGATGGACTGTTTGGTAGAAGACTATGTTTATGATGATATTAATACCACTTCCAACCAACTTATTAATTGTGGCTTGAATAATCTTTTTGGAGAAGTGATATGGTTTTACTGTACTGAAAGTTCCAATGTGATTAATCGAATGGTGTCTTATAACTATATTGATTCTTCTGCTCAACGAGGCATATGGACAACAGGAAGTTTAAATAGAACAGCCTGGGAAGATTCAGCGGTTTTTGGTAAACCTCATGCAACGCATTATGATGCCGATACTGATACTTCTTTCGATGTGGTTGGTAATACCGATGGTATCACTACTTATTATGAACAAGAAAAAGGAAACAATCAGGTTAAACGAGGGGTGAGCTCTGCTATTACAGCTAATATTGAGTCTGGAGATTTTGATATTACTCAGGATCAAAAACAAGGGGTAACGTTCAGAGGAGATGGCGAATACTTCATGTCAATCAGAAGATTTATTCCTGACTTCTTGACGCAGACCGGAACCACACGTATAACATTATACTTAAGAGACTATCCAAATTCAGCTCAAGCAAGTTCGACCTTGGGACCTTTTGATATTACTTCGAGTACCACTAAACAAGATACTCGAGCTCGAGCACGATCGGTTGCAGTGAAAGTGGAGAATACCGCCGTCGATCAAACTTGGAAAATAGGAACGTTCAGATTAGACGTTCAAGCGAGTGGAAGAAGATAATGCCTTTTCAATCAGAAAAACAAAGACGATATTTATGGGCCAACGAGCCAGAGATTGCTCGTGACTGGACCGATACCTATGGCAG